ATGAAAGAGGAATGTGCTTCCTGTCGGTTTTGGCGTCGTTTCCGTGAGAGCGATGCCGATGGTTCGTGCCGACGCCGCAGCCCGCAACCATCTTCGCTCATCGCTGAACATATCGCCGATATGCTGGGGCATATTTCTTCGGCGCAATATGCAGCTGCCGGCACGAATACGGACGAGCTGGACGATTACTACCCAGCTCCCAGTGAGAGCAGCTATCAGGCCCAGTGGCCCAGCGTCCATCAATCGGATTGGTGCGGCGATTTTGAAATCGCGCCGCTCAATGCCGGGTAAAAGCACCGCCACCGCATCTGTCCCGTCTCAAAGCCGTGCGCCACTGGATCTGGAGACCAAAAATCTCAGCCCGCTCGATGTCATGTTACGAGCGATGCGCGAAAAGGCCGCTAGCGGCAACTGGGACGCTGCGGCGTCGCTTGCCAAGGATGTTGCACCCTATGTGCATCCGAAGCTGGCATCGTTACGGCCTTCCGAAATTGATAGCGAGTCAATCAAAACTCTGGATTTGAGCCATGCGACGGAGGAACAGCTCGCGGCACTCGAGCAACTCTTCGGGTCGTTCGTCCAGGGCTCTGAAGATAGCGCTACCCTCTCCGACGATTTTGATGAGCGCGGTGAAAGCGGAGAAGACGCGTAGACTAACTGAAAAGCAGCAGAACTATTGGCAGGCTGAAATCGATGTTTGTCGAGCCGACATTCTGCATTGGTTCGATCGCTGGGTTTGGACCTACGATCCACGATTAATAGGGGATCGCGACGGTGCTTACGTGCCATTGAAACTCTGGCCAAAACAGCGTGAGATCGTTGTTTGGATGCTGGCCCAGATCCAAGCGGGACAAGAAGGTCTTGTGGAGAAGAGCCGCGATGTTGGTGCGACTTATCTCTGCGCCGGGGTCGCTCTGCACCAATGGTTGTTCAAACCAGGCTTTAAGGCAACATTCGGATCTCGCAAGGTTGACTATGTCGATCGACGTGACAATCCAGACAGTATTTTCGCCAAGATACGGCTGATGCTGCGCCGTTTGCCACGCGCGATGCTGCCAGACGGCTTCAACTATGTTCGGCACGATACATTCATGCGTTTGGTCAATCCGGCCAATGGCGCTTTGATTTGTGGCGAGGGTGGGGAAGACATGGGGCGCGGTGGGCGCTCCTCGGTCTATTTTCTCGATGAGGCGGCTTTTGTACCCCATGTCGAAGCGGTCGAGCGAGCACTATCCGGCAATAGCGATTGTGTGATCTGGGTTTCGTCAGTGAATGGCATGGGCAATCTATTTGCCCGCAAACGTCATTCGATTCTGAAGCAACATCAGATTGCACGGCTGCATTGGCGCGATGATCCTCGCAAGTCGGAGAGTTGGGCGCAGGCAAAACAGGCAAGTTTTGCCGATCCAGCTGCATGGGCCAGCGAGTACGACATTGATTACGCGGCCTCATTGGAAGGTGCGTGTATTCCTGCTGCCTGGGTGGAGAGCGCGAAGCAGCTCATGCGGCTGGAGCCGAAATTGATGAGCGCTAAAGCCGTTGTGGGCCTTGATGTCGGGGCGGGTAAAGCGAAGTCGGTGGCAGTGACCCGACATGGACCGCTTGTCGCCCCACCTGTTTCGCGAAGCGAGCCGGATACGACTGATACGGCCTTGTGGGCATTGGATATTGCTCGGCAGGCTGACGCGCGTTGTTTAGCCTTTGATGCACCCGGAGTTGGGGCGGGCGTCACATCGGCCTTGATGAAACAAGATGTTTCGAGCCGGCTTATTATCGCCCCGATCAACACGGGCACTGGCCCTTCGAGTCGGCGTTGGCCGGATGGCCGTTTGTCGAGCGATATGTTCGGTAATCTGAAGGCCGAGATTTGGTGGCTGTGTCGTACGGCGTTGCAGCGCACCCATGAGCATGTGACGTTTCTTCGGAGTGGAAAGGGTAGGGCGCACGCGCCGGCCGATCTACTGGCTCTGCCGAGTGGCGATGCGGAATCAGATGCTCTGTGTCTGCAACTCTCATTGGTGAAATGGGAGCGTAACGACAAGGGGCGCATCGTCATCGAGGGCAAGCCGGCACTGCGCCAAAGGGGCATTGCAAGCCCAGATCATGCCGATGCGCTGATGCTAACTTTTGTGGAGCCGGATTCTTACGGCATGTTGGAGGTGCTTTGATCGATGTTTCTTTTTGATCGTCTCAGCAATCTCGTTACCGGCATTGGCACAAGTAAGGATAAGTCAACCGCGCAGACATTTGCTCTTAAGCTATTAGGACGCGACGAACTTGATGCCATGTATCGCTGCGATTGGCTGTCACGCAAAATCGTCGATGTCGTCGCCTTCGACGCGACGCGGGAATGGCGATTGTGGCAGGCTGCACAAAATGAGATCGACCGGATCGAACGAGAGGAGCAGCGGCTCGGTCTGCGTGAAAAGTGTGTCCGTGCTCTGCAGCTGGCAAGGCTTTATGGTGGCTCAGCTATCTATCTCGGGACACGCGACGGTGATGTCGGTCAGCCACTCAATGTCGAACGCTTGAGTCTGGGTGGGCTCACTTATCTGCATGTGCTGACGCCGTTTCAAACGCGTTGCGGCGAAATTGACCGCGATCCGCTGTCGAGCCATTTCGGCGAACCGCTTTATTATGAGATTTTTGATGGACGTGGTCAGACCATACGTGTTCATCCTTCCCGCGTGGTGCGGTTTGTTGGAGCACCCTTTCCGGATCCCTTGTTCCTAACCCCAACGATTGGTTCCCAAAGCTGGGGGGATCCAGTGTTGCAGATCGTTTATGATGCCGTCGCCAATGCTGCTTCGTCGCAACAGCATGTGGCGGCTCTATTGCCGGAATTGAAGATCGATATCGTTAGCGTGCCCAACCTGCAGAATACCTTGGCGACGGAAGAAGGTACGAATCGGCTGGCGGCGCGTTTTTTCAACGCCAATCTTCTAAAGAGCCTGCACAATGTTCTCTTGCTGCAGGGGGGCGATGAGGCGGTTGCAGAACAGTGGCAGCAACGCCAGATCGATTTCACCCAGTTTCCTGAATTGCTGCGGCAGTTTTTGCAAGTTGCGGCTGGAGCCGCCGATATTCCTGTGACGCGTCTTGTGGGCCAGGCGCCGGCCGGCCTCAACGCGACGGGTGATGGTGACATCCGCAATTACTACGATCGTATCGCAGCTCACCAACGGGTTGACTTGGCGCCGCGTCTTGAACGCATCGACCAATGCCTCGTTCGCTCGGCGCTCGGCTCGCGGCCGGCAGATATCTACTACGAATTCGCGCCGCTCTGGCAACTGAGCGCGGTCGAGAAAGCGGATATCGCATTGAAATTGAGTCAGACCGTAACGGGATTGAAGGAAAGTGGACTCGTTCCATCCGCAATCCTCGCCCAAGGTTTGCGCAATCGGTTGATCGAGGACGGTATTTTCCCAGGGATCGAATCTGCATTTGCCGATGCAGAGACCATTGGAAGCTAGTTCGTAGGATTTTCGCATCATGAATCTGACAGACAGAGTCCCGCTCGGCGACGTGCGGGAAACCGCGGACGGCTACCTGGTCGGCGACGCCAGGATCGCGCGCGCCGGCATTCAGATCTATTCCGGCCATGAAGTGGGACGCCCGGCACTCAAGCAGGTACGCGTTTGGCGTCCGGAAGATGAAGTTTTTTCTGCCGCGGCCATGGCGTCGTTCGCGCATCGTCCAGTCACCGATGATCATCCGATCGAGCCGGTGTCGGCGTCGAATTGGAAACGTCATGCGGTGGGGATGACCGGGGATCAGGTGGCCCGGGAGGGGGGCTTCATTCGCGTGCCGATGATCTTGATGGATCAAGGGGCGATCGCCGCCGTGCGAGGCGGCAAGCGCGAACTCTCTTGCGGATATTCTTGCGATCTACGGTTCGAGGCGGGGGCAACGCCTCAGGGCGAGGTTTACGACGCTATCCAGAGCAATATTCGCGGCAATCATCTCGCCATCGTTGCCGCGGGCAGAGCAGGCGCTATCTGCCGATTTGGCGATGAGGATTTAAGACAAGAGGATGAGATGAAATTGCAGAGGGTGGTTCTCGATGGCGTGGCCGTCGATTTGCCTGAAAGCGCGGCTGTTGCCGTGACGGCGCTTCAAGAAGAACTCATGGAAGTACGAAGCGCGTTGGGCCAGCAAAGGCGAGCCCATGATAAGGCGTTGGCGGCGCGCGATGCCGAACTCGAGAAGCTGCGAACAACCGATTTCGATCCGTCGTGTTTGGATGTTCTTGTAACGGAACGGGCTGAGCTGATCCATCGCGCCAGATCCATTGTTCCCGATCTCGACCTTCGCGGCCTCGATGTCCCCGGCATCCGCCGTGCCGTCGTGGCGCACGTGCTGAGTGACAGTGCGCTTTCCGGTCGTTCCGACGATTACATTGAAGCGCGTTTCGATCTCATCGCCGAGCGAAGTGGTGATCCTGTACGTCCCGTCATTTCCAATGGCATCCAAAGTGATGCCTCCACCATCGGCAAGGCCCATCGCGGCATGGTCGATTTTGTCCGGAGCGCCTGGAAGGCGCCCTCGCAGAAGGGAGCGGCCTGATGCCCGCAGTTCAAACCACCTATTCCGCCACGCATGCCGCCACTTTCGAAGGCATGATCGCCAATTCGGAGCCGACGGTGATTGTCTCGAAGATCGCCGAGGATGCGGAAGGCATTGGCTTCGGCAAGGTCTGCGTTCAGGGCGACCAGGACAATACGGTGACCGACGCGGAGGCGGCAAAAAAATTTGTTGGTATCGCGGTACTGGATCCGACGCAGTCCGGGGACGTTTACGCCCAAAATGCCACCGTCGCGGTGCTGCGGAAGGGTGTCATCTGGGTGCAAGCTTCGGTCGCGGTGGCGGTGAACGATCCGGTTTATTTCGTGCCTGGGACTGGCGTGCTCACGAATGTCGCTTCATCCAACACGCAGATCGCTAATGCGAGCTGGGATTCGTCGACCGCTGGCGCCGGGCTGGCCAAGCTCCGCCTCGCCTGAGGCCTTTCGAAAGGACCGTTCATGACCATGCATATTCTTGATGCGCCGCAAAAGGCGCTGGCCTTTCTTGTGGCGCAAGCGGCCTTGATCGAGCCGACCGTGTATGAAACGCGCTATCAGGATATTCAGTATCCCGCGTTGATCCCCGTCGACATCTCTGCGCCGGAATGGATCAACTCCGTCACTTATTTCTCCATGGACGGTGTTGGCAAGGCGGATTGGTTTTCCGGCAAGGCGCAGGATGTCTCGCATGTGGAGTTGACCCGAGAGAAATTCGAGACCACGGTGGCTATGGCTGCCATCGGTTATCGCTACGATCTTGACGAGTTGGGCAAGGCGCAATTGCTTGGCATGGATCTTTCCGCCGATAAGGCCAATCTCGCCCGCCGCGTCGCGGAAGAGAAGATCGAGCAGGTGGCTTTCGCTGGTGATACCGCCAAGGGCTTCACCGGCCTCGTCAATGCCACGACGCCGACGGCAACCACTGCGCCGGCGGATGGTACGGGTTCGGCGACGACCTTTGCG